TATGGCGTAACAGCAGTTGCACTGCTAGCAGAGTCTCATATTAGTATTCACACTTGGCCAGAGAAGTGCATGGCAGTTTGTGACGTTTTCACTTGTGGAGATCACACACTACCAGAATCTGCAGTAAGATACATGTATGACTCAATGCAAGCAAGTTCCATTGTTTCATCACAATTCATACGTCCTTTAGACGAAGATCCTCACGGTCATCCTGAATGAACATCTTTGTTACTGAGCAAAGTCCTCACTGGTCTGCCAGGGTTTTACCTGACAAACACATTGTGAAGATGCCACTAGAGTGCTGTCAGATGCTTTCTATTATCTACAGCGACTGGTATTATGATTGGGGTCCACTGCCAAAGAAAGATGGTGGATACTATGCAACCAAGAAAGGTGCGTTTCGTAATCATCCCTGCACTGTCTGGGCAGCAAAGAACCACTATAATACCGCATGGTTAATCGCACACGGACTCTCTCTGTGTGAAGAGTATCGTCAGAGGTTTGGTAAACTGCATTCTTGCCTGCCGACTCTGTTTGAAGCAAAGAAAATGTTTCACAAACACTCTGGTAAATCTATCACTTGCTATTGTATGGCAGATGAGTTTGCTCGTGCCATGCCAGAAGAATGGAAGTTTGATGATAGCATTGATACGTTCACCGCTTACAGGATGTACATCTCTTCCAAACCTTGGGTGAAGGACAATTATCGTAGGTTACCTGATCGTAAACCAGCATGGGTGTAAAAAATCTTTGGGATGGGTACAAGGAACTCATCTTTGAAACTTTTCCTGAACTCTATCATCACTCTACTTGGGCTGAGTGGGATGGATTGACTGCTAAGTTGTATGGGACACCTAAGGAAAAGTACATAAACAAGTCCAGAGAAGTTGAGATTTGGGATGAAAAATCCTGTATCTACAACAACATCATCTACCCAAGAACTGGTAGAGATGTTCCGTGCTTCGGTATGGATCTTATGGGATTCTTTGATAAGAAGGTCATCATTGTATTTGACTTTCAACATCCAGTAGAGAATCATCTCTTTTCTCACCCAGATCTACCAATAGCCACTGGGAGTTTTAGATTCTTTGAACCAGGTAATCATTTCTCAGAGAATATCTTTGTGAGAAGGTGCAGGATGGATCAAGTGAATAATTACCTTGATGATTTCAAGGCATATTTACTTGCGTACAAGGAGATGCTAGAATTGATGCAACCCAACCAGAACTTCATGTATGCAACTTACAAAGATTTTGACACCTATATGAAGGAGTTGGATCCTGTAAGTGGTTATTTGAGCAATAGGTTTGGCAAAGAAAAATCTGAGCAATTGGTAAACGATTTTCTTTTCTGTTATGCTTGACGACATTCCATATCTCACACCAGAGAGAGAAACTATTCTCGCTCTATTGAGAAAGGCAGATATCCCTGTCTATCAAGATGTTGGTTTTTGTGACGAAGGGCATTATTCTGGATTTGCAACTTCGGATGCAGAGAATAAATCAATCATGATTGTTGTCTGCACTGAGTCTATCAAGGAAGTTTTTCCCAACAAACCAAGACAGATCTTGGAGTTTAATAGAACCGTTGATCATGAGGCACTTCATGCTGCACAGTTCTGTAAAAACAATTATTATCCTGGCACAATAGCAAATGATGCTTGGGATAATGAAGCAGAAGCGTTATACTATGAGGACAAACCTCAAGCTGTAGGTCAAAAACTCATTGAATTTTGTTTTTAATTATGCGTGATGAATTTCTCTGGGTTGAAAAGTATCGACCCAAAACCATCAGTGATTGTATCCTCCCTGAGGAAACAAAAACTATGTTTCAAGAGTTCCTAGATAAAGGTGAGATTCCTAATCTCCTTTTGTCAGGACCTCCTGGAATTGGCAAGACTACTATTGCCAGAGCATTGTGTGAACAACTAGAATGCGACTACATTATTATCAACGGATCCGATGAAGGAAGATTTCTTGACACGGTGCGGAATCAAGCAAAGAACTTTGCTTCGACCGTATCACTTTCGGCAGATGCTAAGCACAAAGTCATCATTATTGACGAAGCTGACAACACTACCCACGACGTACAGCTCCTCTTACGGGCAAACATTGAGGCATTTTATAACAATTGCCGATTCATTTTCACCTGTAACTTCAAAAACAAAATCCTTGAGCCCCTCCACTCAAGATGTGCCGTCATCGACTTTGCCATCAGTGGAAAGCACAAACCTGCCATCGCAGCAGAGTTCTTCAAGCGTCTCTCGCAAATCTTGGATTCGGAGGGTGTTGAGTCGGATAAGAAAGTCCTTGCCCAACTCATCAACAAACACTTCCCAGACTGGAGACGTGTCCTAAATGAGTGCCAAAGGTATGCTGTCGGTGGTAAAATTGACTCAGCAATCCTTGCTTCGTTCTCTGACGTATCTGTAAATGATCTTATTAGAAACCTTAAAGAAAAGAATTTCCCTGAGGTCCGTAAGTGGGTCGTTGATAATCTGGACAATGATCCTAGCGTACTTCTTCGCCGTGTTTACGATGCTCTTTATAGCACCCTTGAAGGTCCTAGCATTGCTGCTGCTGTCCTCATTGTTGCTAAGTATCAGTATCAAATTGCTTTCGTAGCAGACCAGGAGATCAATCTCCTAGCAGCATTAACTGAAATTATGGTGGAGTGTGAATTCAAATGAATGTAAAACTAATTCGTATTGTAACTGGTGAAGAAATCGTTGCAGAGGTTGTCTCTTCTGAAACCGATGACACCATTACCGTGAAGAATGGTCTTGTCGTTCTTCCTACTGGTCAGAGCATTGGATTTGCTCCATGGGCTACTGTTATCAGTAAGGAGGAACCTGAGATCACCATGAACCTCAAACATGTCATTTATGTGGCAGAGGTGCAAGATAGCGTATCTCAAAAATATAAAGAGATGTTTGGTAATATTATTACCCCCCAAGAAAAAAAATTGATTTTGTGACCCATGAGTAAGTATGATTCTGAAAGACTAACAAGTTCCCCTGTTGCACCAGTTCCGTTTGGTTTGTATCAATTGGAGGAGGATGATGTAAACCTCATCAAAAGATACGCTAAAGAGTTGAAAGCAAGTCCTCTGAAGTATGATATTCAAACGTCATCCAACGTGGAGGAATGTTATGGTGCATCTTCGTTCATGGTCGATGTTGTTGCAAACATTGCCTTTAACGCACTCAAAGAACTTGTCATGCCACCACCATCAAACTGCAGATGGAGAGTTCTAGAGTCTTGGGTTGAATATAGAAAGAAAGGTGATTTCATGCCACCGACACAAGTACTTGGTGGTGACATGGCTTTTGCTTTGTATATCAATATTCCATATGATATTGAGGACGAAATTGCACATCCTAGAAATGAAAAGACTCTTCATCCATGTGCTGCTAAAACTCAGATGATCTATGCCAATCCCATTGGTAAGATTTCTACTAGAGATTTTATCTTTACAAAAGCAGACGAGGGGACTATACTAGTATATCCCTCTAGTGTTCTTCTTCAATCATTCCCATTCTACACTTCCGATGAAGAATGTATTGTGATGAGAGGATCATTTGTTATTGAAGAAACTCCCCTCCGTAACTGATGGCAAAATATCCATTGAAGACACCCCTTCGATATCCTGGCGGTAAGTCGAAGGCAATCCCAACACTCGCACCTCTGCTTCCGTCTACTCTGAAGCATTATCGTGAGCCATTCATTGGTGGTGGATCAATGGCAATCTATGTTGCCCAGGCATATCCCAGTGCCGATATATGGATCAATGACTTGTACGTTCCTCTGTACAACTTCTGGGTACAGTTGAGGGACAATGGTGAGGAATTGTCAGAGAGGATCTATGAAATTAAATCTAAGATCATCAATGATGATGAAGCCCATGAGAAACTCTTCACAGAGATTTCTGAGTCTATTGATAGTCAGACTGGTGTAGACCAAGCGATCAGTTTCTTCATCATGAATAAGTGCTCTTATTCTGGTCTTACTCAGAATAGTAGTTTCTCTGTAACTGCTTCCAGAGCGAACTTCTCTCTTGTAGGAGCACAGAAACTCAGAAAGTTTTCCAATCTAATTAGGAATTGGAAGATCACCAATATTGATTATTCCAATCTTCTTGGTGGTGAGGATGATGATACCTTTATCTTCTTGGATCCTCCTTATGACATCAAAGACTTTCTGTATGGAAAGAACCGTGAGATGCACAAGTCTTTTGACCATGAACGATTTGCTGAAGAGGTTTACAAGATCAATAACAAGTTCATGATTACCTACAACGTGAACGACAGACTCTTGGAACTGTATAAAGATTACGAGTGTAGTGAGTTTGATCTCCGTTATTCCATGGTTCACCGTGGTGACAAGGGAACTAAAGATAATGTGAAGAAAGAATTGTTAGTGACTAACTATAAGAATGCAGTCAATAGTTTGGAGAACTTTTTATGAAATGCGAAGTTAAACTCTATGTCGCTGGTCAGGTCTTCAAGGAAGAAGTTTATGCCCGTGACTATCAACACGCAAGACAAATCGCTCTTGCTAGAAATCCTGGAGCTACAGTTGTTGGTATCAATGCAAAGATGTGATGTGGAGACTTTGGTGCAAAGCCTTAGGTGAGAAGGATGGACGAAATGAT